ATCTAAACTAATTATGTGGCGGAACACAGTTCCGCCACATTTTCAAAATACGGTGAGAAAATGAAGAAATTCCTAGTAAAAATATGGGCTTATGATCATTATGCTTCTTTTGAAGTAGAGGCAGAAGATAATGCTAAGTCTATGGAAAAATCTATCCTTGACAAAATTGGAGAAAAGAGTATTGTCTGGGAATCAACGGGAATGTTTTCGAACAATCCTAACAGAATAACCTATGAGGAGGTTATCGATGGTACAAGACCTGTACAAACAAAAACGGTCCTTGGAGTTGAGGTGGCAGTTGGAGTATGAGCAAAGTGGTAAATATACTCTCAATATGGTCGAAATTGATAACGCTATTAAAAATGTTATCACTGAGATTAAAGCCGAGGAACGTAAGATTGCAGATAGAGAAAATGCAATTAGAAGTGCTGCCCCCCAAGTTTCTGTGGCTACTTAAATAAAGCTACATCGCTGAAATCGCGTATTTCTGTAAGGATCTCTTGCACTCAATAAAAATCTAATATATAAAACTACTTACTATACAATTAATAATAACTATTAAATGTAGACGCGTATAGTCGACTTCCCCTAGGGACTACATTTAAGATATTCTAGGAGGAATATTATGGCAAACACATCGTTTAATGGTCCAGTTAGGTCCGAAAAAGGATTTCAACAGATCAATAAAGCTGCTAGCACAGGAACTATAACATCTAGGTTTTTAGGAATGAAACCAGATTTAACTAGTTTAACTGCAACAGTAGTAGCAACTGCGGCAACATTAACTTACACAGCTAATGTTATCACGGTTAACAACTTTACAGGAGCTGCTGCTCAAGCGGTAACATTACCGGCAGCAACAGTTGGAACTGTAGTAGTTCATTATCAATCAGATGAAACAGCTGGTGGAGTAAACACACTTAAGTTTACTTGCGCTGGTAGTGATGTTTATAGAACAGGATCAAAAGTAGAGAGTAGAACTGCTGGTGCTGCTTCAACTATAGATACGTCTGCAGCGAGTGAAACTATTTTGACGTACACACCTGCTAATGCAGCTACAAATAGTATAACTCATGGTACTTATTTGTATTTCACTTGTTTTGAAAAAGGCATTTGGAATTTTGCTTATGATTTAGCAACAGGACCTACGTTTGACACAGGCGCAGCTGCTTGGAGTTAATAGGTAAATAAAATAATGTGAGCTCCTTCGGGAGCTCACGATTAAGGAGAAAAATATGGGAACATATATAAGCACCGTAAAAGCTACTAATGGAACTGCTTCTTTTGCAATTTTTGCAGGACCTTGTAGAATTTTAGGAATATACTATGTAGCTGATAGCACTGCAGGAACTATTACTATTAAAGATGGTGGTTCATCAGGAACTTCAATTGCTGTTTTTGATACACCTAAAGGCGCTGCTGCTAATGCAGGAGAAAATGTAGCTCAATACATTCCAATTCCAGGTGACGGGCTTTATTGCGGAACAAGTGGATATGCAACTTTAAGTGGCGTAGCTAAAGTTACTATATTCTATGGATAGGAGTTTAGATGGCAAATACAACATCTGGCTCATATACATTTGAAAAGAATTTTGCAATTGATGATATTATTGCAGAAGCATACGAACGTATTGGTCTCGTAGGATCTGCTGGACATCAAATACATAGTGCTAGAAGATCATTAAATATTTTATTTCAAGAATGGGGCAATAGAGGAATTCATTTTTGGGAAGTTGGTGATACTAATATTGACTTAATTGAAGGTCAAGCTGAATACACTTTTTATAGATCCACAGATGATGGAACATCTTCTGTTACAGTAGGTGGAACTTCTGGTGCTTCTACTTATGGATTATCAGATATTTTATCTGCTCAATATAGAACAGATAGAACATCTACAGATCAAACAGATTTACCAATGACAAAAGTTGCAAGATCAACTTATGCAGCTTTCTCTAATAAATTAACAAAAGGAACTCCAAGTCAATTCTGGGTTCAAAGATTCGTGGACAAAGTTACGGTAACCATTTACCCAACACCTAATTCTACAGCTGCATCTAAAGATATGCACATTTACTTTGTTAAAAGAATTCAAGACGTAGGAGCTTATACAAATGCAAGTGATGCTCCTTATAGATTTGTTCCTTGTATGACGGCAGGTTTAGCATTTTACTTATCACAAAAATATGCACCACAAAGATCACAAGAATTAAAATTATATTATGAAGATGAATTACAAAGGGCACTAGCGGAGGATGGATCAGCGGCGAGTACGTACATTACACCGAAAACTTATTATCCAAATATATAATGACACTTAAAACATTAGGAATGGGAGTTGTTAAAAAAATATTAACAACATCTAAAGCTTATAAGAATAAATTACAAGCAGATAAAGTAACCGCCGCTAAAGATAAAGCTATAGGTAAAATTAAAAGCGCAAAACGTAAAGCGTATAAAAAAAAGTTTGGTAAAGAACCTACAGTTACTATTAGATATCCAGGTGGTAAAAAAGAAACAGTAACTGATCAAATGATAGGTGATAAAGAAATTAATCGTTATCATAGAATTTCAAAAGCTAAAACTTGGAGAAAAAGATAATGGGAAGATTTTCTAGAGGCAGATATTCATTAATGATTTCAGATCGTTCTGGAGCAGCATTTCCATACAGAGAAATGGTTCAAGAATGGACTGGTGCGTGGGTACATAATTCTGAATATGAACCGAAGCAACCACAAATTTCACCAAGACCCCATGGAGCAGATCCACAAGCTTTACAACATGCAAAACCTGCAAGAACAGAATTTGCAACAGAAGATTTTTTACCCAACGATCCTTTTACAACTACAGCAGCTTCAAAAACTTTAACTGTTTCATTTCCAAGTAATGGTTTTAATGATGGTACGACTTATGTAAGATTTAGAGACGTTAAAAAACCAGTAGGAGGAGTTGCAATAACAACTTTAGAATTAGAGACTACTTTAAATGGCAATATATCTGCTTCTGCAACTACTATTACTTTAACTGATGCAAGTGAATTTCCATCATCAGGATATATTGTAATAGAAAAAGTTGATCAAGATTCAAGTTCTTCAACATACGGCCAATATTTTAATGAAACTATTAAGTACACTGGAAAATCAACCCATGATTTAACGGGATGTACAAGAGGAAGTTCAGCTCCATATAGAGGAGAAACACCAGTAAGTACAACAGCTGGTACTCATTCTAGTGGTGCAAAAGTTTTTGGTTCCTATTTAGCAACAGCAGTTGGAACTACTGTTAATACAGTAGGTCAACCTTCAACAGAGACTCAATATAATTCACTTACAGTACCACTTGTTTCAAATGCAAGTAGTGCTGAAACAGGAGGCGGTTTACAGTGTACAATTGGACCCGTTAATGATAGAGGTTAATAATGTCTGGAATTAGTTATAGTACATTAGTTACAATGATAAGAAGTTATACAGAAGTCGATGACACTGTATTTACTACTGCTATCTTAGAAAATTTTATTTTAAATGCCCAACAAAGAATATTTAGTGATGTTCCTGTTGATTCTGATAGAGTTGAATATGAAGGAACATTAGCAGCTGATACTAATACAGTCAGAGTACCAGCAGGAATGGTTTTTGTAAGAGGTGTTGAAGTTTTTAATTCTACTTCTTCTAGAACAGGAAGATCCTATTGGCTTCAAAAAAGAGACAGAACTTTTATAAGTGAATATGTGGGAGAATTAACAGGACCATCTGGAGGTTCAACAGGTCAAGATGTTACAGCTTTACCTAAATATTATGCTATGTTTGGAGGAGCAACTGGACTTAGTTCTACTACTTCAGGTAATATTGTAATGGCTCCTACTCCTGATGCCAATTATTTAATAAATATACATGGAAATGTAATGCCAGCTACTTTAGAGTCAGACAATCAAACTAATTATATTAGTCTTAATTACCCTCAGTTATTATTATATGCCTGTTTGGTGGAAGCTTATGGATATTTAAAAGGGCCAATGGATATGTTGACATTATATGAACAAAAGTATAAACAAGAACTAACTAAATTTGCAAGTGTGCAAATTGGGAGACGAAGACGAGACGACTATACGGATGGCACTGTTCGTATACCAATCGAGTCACCGCCTCAATAAGGGAGATAAGTATGGCAATAACATCGGCAATTTGTAATAGTTTTAAAGTAGAAATTCTTAAAGCAGAACATAACTTTACGGCTACTACTGGAAATACTTTTAATTTAGCTTTATATACAAGCTCTGCTACTTTGGGAGCATCAACAACAGCTTATGCAAGCACTAACGAAATAACTAACACTTCAGGATCAGCTTATTCCGCTAAAGGAAAAGCTTTAACAAGTGTTACACCAACTTTAGATTCTTCAACTGCAGTATGTGATTTTGCAGATGTTTCTTGGACATCAGCTTCTTTTACAGCTAATGGATGTTTAATTTTTAATGATTCACATTCTACAGACGCATCAGTTTGTGCAGTGGCTTTTGGTGGCGATAAAACTGTATCAAGCGGAACTTTTACAGTTCAGTTTCCTGCAGCGGCAGCAACTACAGCTATAGTGAGAATAGCATAAGGAGGGCCTCCTTATGGCATTTGTCCGAACGTTTACCGTTACGGTTAGTGGTGGTAAATATTTCATTGATAGTGTTCAACAACCAACCATAAACATAGCAGAAGGTGGTCTCTATAAATTTGACCTTTCTGATAGTTCTAACGAAGATTATAATTTTAGGTTTTCATCAACAAGTGATGGTACCCACTCAGGTGGTTCTATTTATACAACGGGAGTTGATAATTCAGGAACACCCGGCAATTCTGGTGCTTATCTTCAAATTCAAGTAGCAGACGGTGGAGAATTTCCAGCTGCTCCTGATCCTCTTTATTATTTTGATACCACTACTTCCAACATGGGAGGTCAAGTAAATACTCCAACAGCCGGTTCTTATGGAATGCGTTCATGGGGTGATAATCAATGGGGTAATCAAAACGAAGTTGATGCATCTTTAACTGGTTTAGGTTTAACTTCTTCTA